ATATCGCCCTACGAACCCAAAGAAATATGTAGGTGATGTTAATAGAATAGTGTATCGTTCATTATTAGAGAGAAAGTTCATGTTGTATTGTGACCGTAATCCTGATATTACATTATGGGCCAGTGAAGAATTAGCGATTAGATATTATAATCCAGTGGATAAAAAGTACCATAGATACTATCCTGACTTCATAGTTCGTACAATCAAAGGCGACAAAATACTGATTGAGATTAAACCATCTCGTCAATGTAAACCACCAAAAACACCTACAAAGAAAACAAGAGCATTCATGCGTTCTAGTTTTGAGTACATTAAGAATAGAGCTAAATGGGAAGCAGCAACAAGATATGCTGATGATAATAATGCGAAGTTTAAATTGATTACTGAAAAAGATTTAGGTAGTTATTAATAGTTAAGTAAAACACTGCTTCGCCAATCATTATTATTTGAACCATCTAATCCACCAGCAACAATAGTATCCGATCGTACTTTTGATGAATTATCTACTACCTGTGAAACATTGGTTGAACCCTTTTCTTTTGCAGGATCTAAGGGAGTTAATAATGGATTAGGTTTTAGTTTAAATCCCTCTGCTTCCATTTTTCTTAATTCCATAGGGTTCATATTACCCTCTTTGTCAATAGGTAATATTGATACTTTACCATCACCCATGTACACTTGACCTTTTTTAGGCGCAGGTCTATTATGTTTTGATTCATATAATCTATCGTAATTAGGGTCATCTGGTTCTATAAATTTATTTTTACCATCACCTTCTTTAGTAAAAAATCCTTTTCTCTGCATCCGAGAACCAAAATTGTTTTCAGCAGCAACTGCAGGTTCTATCCCTAAATCTGCATCAGTCACATCAGTTTCCTGAGGACCCATATCAAATTCGTTATCTTTTTTACTACCAAACCTATCTTTGAATTTCTTTAAGATATAAAATAAAGCAGCTAATCCTAATACAATTATTCCTGTAATTGCAAGATAAGGTAAAAATGCTACCACAGATGCCTTCAAACCTAAAGCAAACTTTTTAAGACTTCCTACTAGTCCAGTAAATAAAGGTTTTAATATCTTTAATGGTTTTAACATTTGAGCAAAACCCATACCTAATTCTTTTATGGCTGAAAATGGCGCAGTTAAACCTTCTGTAAACGCACCAGCAACGTCTCTAATTTGATCTGGTATATACTCATCAACAAAATTACCAGCACCTTCTGAAGCTCTTTGGAATACACCAGGTTGTTCATCACCTCTACTACCTAATACTTGTTTTGATTCATCTCTTTCTTTTTTCTTTTGTTCTAATTCTTCTGTATCTCTTTTAATTTCTTCTTTTTTATTAAACTGAGCAGTAGTCTTCAATTCTTTTTGAAATAGACCTGGGTCTTGTACTTGTTTTGTATCTTTTGCGATTTTCTTCTCTAGGTCATTAATCCTTTTTTCTGTATCTCTTAAATCTTTTTGTTTGCTCTCAATTTCTTTTTGAGATAATACATTTACATCGCCGGCCGGTGTTATATCTGCTACGATATTATTTTCTCTTAATGTCTGTATTTTTTCTTCTGATTTGATTATCTTTTCTTCTCGTTTTTCAGCGAAGTTAGCAAGTTCTTTATTATATTTTTTTAAATCAATACCTAATACTCTAACAAGTTTGTCAAGTTTATCCATTGCCTTATTAAACTTGTCAATAGATCCACTTTTTAAATCGTCTAGTACATCATCAACCATTTGTGGTACACTAGGAGCAACAGCAAATTTAGCAGCAGCTTCAGTAGTGATTTTAGCACTCTTAAATACTGCTTTAGCAATTTCAGATATTATATTTTCTTTTTCTATCTTATCTTCAACCGCATTTATTTTATCTGCTAGATTAGGTAATGCCATTATTTTCTACTCTTACTTGTTCCTGTGTATAGGCCAAACCAAGCAGCACCAGCACCAACTACGATACTAATTAAACCACTTTGTTCCATTGTTGGTGAACCTAAGTTCATATACCATATTACACACTTATATAATAAAACTATGTAAACTGTTAAGAACAACCTTGGAAATATTCTCCATGCATCAACAGCTCTCGCCATATGTATTAATTTTGCGTATGGGTTGACACCTAAATCTTTAACAGAGGTGTCTACCTCTAAATCTACTTGTATCTTTTGTTTAGGTTCTGCGATCTTTACCGCATCACTTAATTTGATCTCGTCTTCGTTTTTCATTTTCTTCCTTTATGTGATTAGTCAACATATTAACATAAATCTCTTTTTCCCACGGTATTAGATTATCTAATTCCGTCAATGAATATTTATGATGTTGTATCAGGGCAAAATTGGTTTCATAATAGGCCTCTAGGTTGGTATGGGAGAGGCTTATTGAAAAAAATCTTGTAAACCCCTTAAGGTTATCTTATTTATAACCTTAGTTTTAGGGTTTTCCACTTCAACATCATGCCTTAAATGAGGCATAGTATCAAAAAACTTTTTAATCTTCCTAAATGCGTCTTGTGATAAATTTTCTATAAAATCTTTTAGTTCTTTTTTTGTACTATCTTTTGCTGGATAAGTCTTGTCACCCTCATAGATATGGTCAATACAATCTACAATAACATCAAATATTGCATCTATATTTTTCGTATCTATTTCAAACCCTACCTGACTAGATCCTATCGTTGGATAGTTCAAAATAATTCCTAATTTTCTTTCTTCATCTATCATAATATTGTTATTGTGTTCATCATCAACAACTACATTTATTTTTGATAAATCTACTTCTACTGTAGCTAAAGTTTCTTTATCGTCTGGACATAACACTCTAAATTTTGCTACCTCACCTACGGACTTTGCTCTAACTTGTAATAGTAAATACTCTAAATCAAACATAGGTAAACTGTCTATGTTTAGTTTTTCAAATGTACAAGCATTTAAAACATTTTTAATTGCTGTTATTACTTCTACATTTTCTTTTGATTCCATTGCCATCATCAAAACTTTTTCTTCTTTGACTAGGAATGGTCTATATTGTACTTTAACATCTTGCGATGGTAATGTCAATTCATATCTTGGTGTCTCAATTGTTGGTAACGCCATTATATCTCCTTATTATATTAAATATTTAACGGTGGTATTCTAAATGGTGGGAATACTCTACCACCTGTAATTCTACCTATTGGTGATTTTCTTCTTAATTCATTCAATACGTCTCGTCCTGCTCTTCTTATTTCTGGTGGCAACATACTAATTAGTCCACCAAATACACCACCAGCTCTTTTTACTGTAGGTTGTTTGAAATTTCCTTGTCCTAATTCTATACTTCCTGCTCTGTCTAAAAAGTAATTAACCCAGTATCTAAAACTAAATGTTACTGTGAAAGTTTGTATCTCATTAGCTGTATGACTAAATGTTACCTCACTAATAGTTTTTGGATAACACTCAAATAGTCTAACACCATAAGTTATATCGTCTCTCTCGTCTCTACTAGCAAACTGTCCTAAAGCAAATATGTCTAGTGGTGCAACATAATCATTATAATAATTAAAGTTATGTGTAGAATTACTAAACGCTGCCTTTTGCCACATTTCAAAAAATGTTCTTTCTCTCATAAATTTATCTGTGTAAAATGTTGCTGAAATCTCTGGTGAAGTATAATCATATACAAATTTTCTTGTAGGACCATTGTGTCTAATTTCTTTTTGTACACCTTCTCTACTAGGCATTGCAATCTCAGAACAAAATGCTTGTACTCGTCTTTTGTTTTGATCTTGGTTCATAGCTCTTAATTGTACATTACTAGAAAAACCTTGTAGTTCTTCATCACCTTTTACAAAACCAGCATCAGGACCATTAAATCCAGCAGTATCACTTGCATTACTTGACACACCCTTTGGTAATGTGAAGTTTACATAAAATCTGGCCTTTCTTTGAAAGCCTTCAGCCTCATTAACCATGGCTTGAAATCTACCTATTGTAGATTCTGGATTACCTCCAGCTTTTTGTCTTAAACGTGGGTCTCGTTGTACATCATTTAAGCTTTTATCTCTAGGTAAACCTAAACGTATATCAAAACCACCAATTCTTTTTCCGCCTCGTAGAATAGCCATTACTTGTCCTTACATTGACATCTTTTGCCAAATATTTTTTCTATTAGTTTGTTCCAAAATTTTTTCATTAATATGGTTGTCCTTTTTTAAATTGTTGTACAGGTAACATTACTGCCAACGCTGCTTCATCAAAATCAACTCTTAAAAAGTTTGATCTAACATGACTATACAAATATTTCTTAATGGTATTTCTAGCAATTCTAACATTCTTAATACCATCATAGGTAGCATCAATTCTTGTTGTTGACTTCATAC